TTCAGTATCTTCAAATTGTTTTTGTAATTCCAAAAAATTAACAAAATTTTCACATCTTCTAACTTGATGATATATTAACCTATATTTTTTACTAATTTCACGATGCTGTGTATATTTACTACTTGGGTCTAAAAATGTATTAATAGATGATAATGCTACCATAATCAAACCTAAAATTATTAAAATATCTTTATTAAAAATATCACCAATACCATCAGCTGTAATTATACTTGAAGTAATAATCAATGATATATTAAAAATATGATTAATTATAGTCCATAAGGTAGATGATTTAATATGAATATGATAACGAGAATTAGATCTATCAATTAAAGCATTCCATTCACCATAATTTGCATCACTATCTATTTTATTTTCATTATTCATATCTCTACTATGAATATCTCTACTATGAATATCTCTACTATTCATATCTCTACTATGAATATCTCTACTATTCATATCTCTACTATTCATTTCTCTACTATTAGTATTATCTGGCATAGTAATATTAGATATAGTATTATTTGTCATAGTATTATCAGACATAGTATTATTTGACATAGTATCATCTGTTTTTTCAATACTAATTTCAATAGTTTGAGAATTTTCTTCATTATCCGTTTCTGACATTAATTTAATATATTTTTATTTTCTTATGTATTTTCAATCTTATATATTTTCAATCTTATATATTTTTTAATTTAATATATTTTATAAAGATTATCAACTTGTTTCCTACATATTGGACATTTTTTATTAATAAATTGAGAACAGTTAGAACAACAACAACTATGTCCACATGGTAAAAGAATTACATCAATATCATTTGTAAAACAAATTTTACAAGATTCTTGATCTTGTATTTTATCATCAATAATACATTGTAATCTATTCAATTTTTTTTTAAAAACTTTTAAATCATATAAACTAAAATCTTTAATTTCAACTTTATCAAGATCTAATATATTAACATTGTAAATATTATCAAGAGAATTTTTATAAATATTTATTCTATTAATACTATCATCATCATTTTCAATTTCTTGTTCAACTTCAATATAATTATCTACATTTGATTTAGGATTATAATATTTAATCTCTTTTTTCATCTCTTCAATTGCAATATTTAATACTTCAATATTTTCATTCAAATTATTAATATATTGATTACGCAATTCAAGATCTTTTTTAAGTTCATTAAATTTAAATAAAAGATCATCATAAGCCTTTCTTAACTTATCATTTTTAACATTAAATACTTTATTATTATTTTTATATTTATCGCAATCTTTTTTTGATTCATCTAATTGATATTTTAATATATCTAATTCATTTGAATTATCATTTTTATTAATTATTTCATATATTTTTTGTATCATTCTAATGTGATTTTTCTCATATTCACAATTTACTATTTCAAAACCAACATAAATATAATCATTGATTATATACTTATTAACACCTGCTTTACTTATAAATGTTTTAGTACCAATTGCTTCACATTCATTGTGACTATATGTATATTCAAAAACATGTTTATTACACATATTACTATTTGAATTTAATATACCACATCTTATCTTAGTATCAATTTTTTCATAACCATATGGTAACTTAACTTGTATAAATAGACCAATATTATTTTCAAAAATTTCACTCATCATATAGAATTTAATACCCATATAATCATTTGAATCAAAATTATTATTATTATTAATAAAATCATCTGCTTTTATTTTATGTATGAATTTCATCATAATATTTATATATAATTATTTTTTAAGTATTGATACTTTTTTCTTATTCATCCAATATTTATTTGCTTGTTCTTCCATTTTTTTCAAACGAACATAGTAATCTGGGATTTCTAATAAATGTGCCAATGCGATCTTACCTGTTTTTAACAGATCATTCCCTGTAACATTAGTTCTTTTGTTATGTGTTCCATGTTCGAGTTCAACTTGCATAGCGTATTGCCACTCTTTAGGATCAACCACATCAAAATTAATTTTAAGTTTATTACCAATCTGTTTAGCTTGTGTGAGAGTTATTTTTTTATTCATATATAGAATATAAATAGAAAATTATAATAAATTGTAATAAGGATCATTATTGAGTAGATTATTTTTTAGTGATTTTGAATCACAGCGCTGTTTTCCGTACATATAAATACAATTTATATTAGAATTATGAGTAGCATATCCTTTTTCTAAGTAATATTTTTTTGCACCTTTATTAAATTCAATAGGATATAATGAGTATGCATTTTTAGATTTTTCTAACATTTTGCTATTATTAAAGATGTGTTTGGTTATCATATATCCCAAATCATTATTAAAATCTTTATTAGCTAATAAATAATTTGAAAATTTATAGGTTACAAAATTTGAATAATAGAATAAATATTTACGAGAAAGTCTATTAAAATTATTAAATAAATTAGCTTGTAAATAATTATCATGTTTTTCTTTATAAGAAGCTTGTGGAATATAAATTGCAGATAATTTATTAAGATCTAAATTTTTTTTAGTATAATAAAAATCTAAATTATGTATAGGTTCTAATGAAATAAGATGTATATGGAAAAAATTATGAAAAATAAAATTTAATAAATTACTTGGAAAACTATCAGTTATTAAGATAGCATCTATATTATCATTATATAATTCTTGTAACATAACTTTTAAATTTAAATAATGTGGTTGATATTTTATATTGATATTATTAAAAATATCTTTAGCACATTGATCCCATAAGGATCCTTTCTCACCAACACCTATTTTTTTATTATGTAAATCAAATATTGTATCAATATTTTTATCAATTGGTGATAGAATAAATATATATTGTTCATTCATAGAAGTTATAAATCTTAAATTATCAAGATTATTATTAATAGATTCATTTACCATAATAGGTGCTGGTATAATAGTAAGATCATTATTTGTAGAAGTGTTTAATTTTTGGATAAGTGTTCTATCGCTGTTGAGAGTTTCAAAATTGACATTAATAATAGGATAATTATATGCAATCAATGATTTAAGGAATAGTAGGAAGTTTGTGTATTTAAGTTGTTGATTAGTTTTATAGAAATTTACATTATATTTTGGTTGATTGTACTCTCTATAATTATTTTTAAAAGTATTATATTTTTTAATATTGTTTGGATCATAATATGGTAGAAATAATGTATAAAAGTTTTCAATATTTTGATTGTAATAGTTGATATAAAAATATAATAACAGTATAATTAGAATAATGAAATATAATAACTGATACATATATTAATATCAATTAAAAAAATATTATAGTATGATATATATGTGGACATTAATTGATTTAAATCATCCTTTAAGAAGTTCAATTGTTTTATATTTAATAATCTTATCAATATTAATGGTATTAAGACCAAAACTTGTTAAAAATGAAAAAAAAAGATATATTTTACCAATTATTATAATTATAATTAGTACAATATCTTATTATATTTTTGCAATATTAAATAAAATATTAAGATAATTGTGTATAAAATAGTAAAATAATATCTTTTTTTTATATATTATGAATTTGGAACCATTAAGCTGGGAAGAATTAATTGAATATAAAAAGAAAACAAATTTTAAACATAGACCTATCATAATTGTTGATATTGATGATGAAATGAATAGAAAATATAATGCTATTGTAATTAAACACGATTCAAATAAAAATGTACATATTAGATATTTAGATAATCCATTTTATGAAGATAAATATTGGTGGACAGGTAATAAAGATAATTTACCTGGATTAAATCCATTATCTTATAACTCAATACTTTTAGGGGATTCATATGATGATATGGAAGATTTAAAAAAATGTGACTTTCAAGAAGATGGGTATGACGATATTATAAATTATGAAAATGAATCACATCGTTTTTTTAGATCTTCTTCTTTATATCCATATGTAGATGGAATACAAGGGAATGTTCATGTAAATAATTATTACATATCTGCATTTAATACAACATTATCTGAAGGTAAAATTCCAAATTGTATTAAAAATAAAACTAATTTAGGTGATAATATAAAATGGAAACATGTTAGAAAATGGACAAATAATTATGATGAAAGTATTTTATATAATATATTAGAATCATTGCCATTATCTTATTCTCCAATTGTTAAAGAATATCTTCGTGGTAAAAAAATTAAAAATGTAATATTAAATTTTAAGAAAATGTTAAGTATAATGATAACTAATAATTTTATAAAAAAATTTAGTAATAATATTGATTTAAGTTATGAAGAAATAAAAAGTATAAAAGAATCACTTAATGATGGAAATAATAATACTAATTTAATAAAAATCTTACCATACTTATTAAATTATAATATTAAGATATTTGATTGTACTAATAATTGTTTAGATATTATAGAATATAGTTGTGAAAGTGATAATTATATATATATAATTAAATTTTTAGATAGATTGGATACTTTACACTCTTGAAGCTTTCTATTTACAAATAAAGTTTAACCAAAAATAAAAATAGTCATAGCGTTTAATTTTAGACAATTATTTATTAAGAAGAATTATAATGAGTGAAAAAGAAGATAAAAGAAGTCCTACAAGAACTGAATCAGAGAGTGAATTGAACTCTGATGAAGAAGTTACAAGAACTGAAGATGAAGGAACTGAAGTTGAGAGCAGCGGAGAGTATGATATCATTGATGTAACAGATGATCCGCTATATCAAGTATTAAGTGCATTCTTTGAAACTGAAGATGGAGATAATTTATGTGATATTCTTAAAGATTTATCAAGTGCAGTTAGAGAAAATACAAAAATGATGAGTAAGATATTAACTCAAAAATCTACTAAATAATTTTTTATTATGTAAATAAATTATCTATATAATAAAATTTATTCTCCAACTTGTTTAGATGATTCTTCTTCAAGTTTTTTTTCTTTTTGTCGTTGTTTTTGTCTTTGTCGTTTAAGTCTTCTTTTTTCTCTAATCTTATTTTGTTTTTCTTGTTTTTCTTGTTCTAATTTTTTTTCTTGTTCCATTTTTTCTTCCATTCCTTGTTTCATATTATCTAATTTAATTTTTTGCCCGAATCTGGATAATCTTTGTGTTCGTTTAACCATTAATTTTTGCTTCAATTTTTGTCTGGCTTCTTCTCGTGTAGTTGCAGGTGTTTCATTAATTTGTTGTTCCATTTTTCTCAAAAGTCTCGTATTTGGTGAACTTTCAGATGATGTCGATGTTTCTTCGCCGCTACTCATAAATTAAATTATATTGTCTAAATTTCTTTATATAATATTAACTTTCTCCTGCAATAGCAGCTAAATATTTATCTGAATTTCCAGAATATTCATGACATGTTTTAGCTAATCTTTTTGTTACAGAATCTTGTATTGATACTATTTTTTTTGTAAAATCACTCATATTTATACCCGTTGCTGTCTTAATTTGTTCATCAGTCGCTATATCTTTTAACGCCCATAAATATCCTGCACCATAATTTGCATGAAGAACAGCAATTAATAAATTTTCATCTTGTTTTGCAGCAAGAGACCATCGCGCACTTTGTCTAATTAAAGTTTGAATAATTAAGTTAATATCTTCATTATTTTTATTAAATGCAGTATTAATTATGATAAGAACAATAATAATAATAATAGATATTATATATTTCATATAATATATACTTTTATTTTTTATGAAATTAATCTTAATTATATGATAATATAATATTATACAATACAAATGAGTGAACATGATAAATCAATATTACCAACTTTACCAACTTTACCAAATTGTAATATGACAGGTATCAATAATAATTTTAATTTTTCTTTTTGGAATACAGAAAAAACAGATATTTTAAGTATGTTGATTATAATGATAGAAAGTAGTTCACAATCTATAGAAAGACATGAAAATTTTATTCCAGAAGTTAGATATAGATTATTGGTAGAAGATACATTATCTATATTAGAAATATGTAAAAATTTATTAGAAAAAGAAGATAATGAAGAAAATGAAAAAGAGAAAATATCTAAATCAATTGATAAAATTATAAACGAATATATAAATTTACAAGAATATTTGAGAAAAAATAATAAAGATCAATTAGATAGAATAGAAGAAAAACTCGATAAATCATTGCAAAAAAAAAAGAAATTTTTTTAATAAAAAATTAAACTTTATTAAAATGTTTAAAAATCATCTCTTTATTTCTTTCATCTAAATTATCAGTGATGTACCATTTTTTTTTAAATGTATCCCATCTTGCACCACAAACTTTTGCAAAATCCTTATCTTTGTAAGCTACTTCTAAATATATTCTTTCTGATGGCTTAATATTTTTCTTTTTATTTTGAATCTCATTTTGAAAAACACCTATGGCTTCATTTGCTAATCTATCTGCATGGAAATTACCAACCGAATGACAATCTGTTTTACCTGTATGTGCAGGAATATGTTTAAATTGTACATTATCTAAATCTTTAAATAAATTGTAAGCTTTTTTAACAAGTTCTTTGTTAGGAATATTATCTTTCCACCCATTTTTAGCACATTTCTCTCCATAAGTAGTACAACATTTGATACTATATCTTGAATCAGTATAGATCATTATTTGATCACCATTTTTAATTTCATTTTCTAAAATGTGATAAGTTTCAATAATAGCAGATATTTCAGCAACATTATTAGTTTGTTTTCCTTCAATTGGTTTAGCTAAGTTTCTTGGATCGTTTTCACCAAAATATACACCTAATCCTGCACGAGCATTAGAACTACCATTTTTGCTACAAGCACCATCAGTATATACATATATATCAGGTATAAACTCTTTTTTATTTATTTTTATGTGTTCATGATTATTTTTATTCGGTAATTTTTTCTTTTCATTTTTAGAATTTCCATTATTACCATATTTAACAAAATTTTCAGCATCATTTCTATTATTAAATTTTTTGTAAATTGCACCACTATATCCATTAATAGACTCTTTGCAATCGTTCCAAGATGTAAAAACACTGTTTATTTTACCTTGATGTACAGCATAGTATGGCATTATAATATATGTGATATAATTTAAAAAAATAAAAAATCATTTTTTATTCTAAATATATGTATATTTCGGATACAATATTTTAATTTTTAATTTACTTGGATCAGATACATGATATTTGATTTTATTGTGAATAATATATTGATCGCATAAAAACATTTCACCTGATATGATTTGGTCATGATTAGAATCTAAAATAGTTATACGCGTACCTTTCACATTAAAATTATATCCCCAATTTCTATCAAATGTAATTTTCAAATTTTTAATTTCATCCGTATCTCCTATCAACATAAATCCTAAAATTCCATAATCAAAAGCAATATCTGTATTCCACCATTTCCCATTATATGGAAGTGTATTTTCATCATAACAATTATCAAGGATTTTACATGATATTTCGTTTGGTAATATATCATGAGTATTGTATATAAAAGCGTTTAATTGATCGTTGCTAATATACCATTTTTTAGTATCATAATTATCTGTCATTAGATCTTTTTATATAATTGCAATTGTATTTGATTAATAATAAATATAATCAATTTTTTGTATGTAAAAAAATTGAATATGAAATACTTTATTTATAAAATAATATATTTTATAGATAAATGATACCAGATCAGACCAATAGTACATCCTCAAAAATAATCAAAATTAAGAATAAAAAAAATGATAATATTAAAGAACAATTACATAAAAAAGAAAACTATTTTGTAATGCCTGATAAAAAAAATATTCTTAATACTTTGGAGAAAAATATTGAATTTTTATTTATTGTAGGTCTAAAGTTATTAGGTACAAGATTCGTTTTTTTTTTATTATATCGTTTTTTTATAGTAATATGTAATTATACAAATTATAGAGAAAATTATCATATTTTTCCATATACATACTTTTGCAAAAATTACGATAATTTTCTCCTATATATTGATATATTTGTTAGAGATTTACTGATTTTTACTTGTATATTAATAATACTATTTGTCACCATATACGGTTTAATATATCATTAAAAAATATATAAAATAAAATTATAAAATAAATTTTAATAAACATCTAATAACCTTGCAGATGGATCTAATTCTGTTGTAAATGGATGTCTCCAATAATCAAAAATCATTCCATCCTGATTCGGATAATATTTATCAAATATCTCACGATAATATAATGACTCCTTATCATATGGTTTAACTTTGGAATGAGCATATTTAGCTAATCTTTCCTGATACTCATCGTCTGGTATCTGCTGATCCACAAATTCACGAATAATTTGAAACCAACTTCTACTCTGACTACTAACACCATCACTGAAAGCTTCCTTACGTCTCCATAATAATTCATCACTCAATAAATCTGTATATGCAAAAGCTTTACGTAAAAGATATTTCTCCATTCTTTTATCATTAAACATTTTCAATTTTGGATCAATTGACATTACATATTCCACAAAAGCCTTATCAGCAAACGGGACTCTTGCTTCCAAACCTGCACCACTAATTGATTTATCAGATCGTAATACATCATACATATGTACTTTTTTCAACATCTCCAAATTAGCTTGGTAAAAGTTATTAGGTGTATCTGCCTTTTGAAAACCACGATAAGACGCAAATATTTCATCAGATAAATCACCACAGAATACTACTGTATCACCGGATTCTTTAAAATCATAGTCATCATTATCTTCATGTTTATCATGAGATTTAATATAAAGGCTTACTAAATAATTGCCAACTGATGCGCGAACACTGGTAGTACAACAACTTTCAATTTGATGAATTGTTTTCTCAATAGCATTTAAAAATTCCTGCTCTGTAACAATAACTTCAAAATGACGAGTCTTCATATATTTTGCAGCTTTACGTGCATAATAAAGATCCACACTTCCTTCTAAACCAATGGCATAAGTATCTAATCCATAATCTGGATAGTGTTTTTTTACTAATGCAGTTACTAAAGTACTATCCAAACCACCAGATAATAGTGTACATACACGTCTATCAGACATCATTCTTTTATCTACCGCATTAGTTAAAAGCTGTTTCAAATTAGCGCAAATTTCTTCTTCACCCTTATCATATATAATGTTATACGAATATGAATAGTAAGTCTGAAATTTTCCATCTTCTAACCATTTACCTGGTGGAAATTGGTAAATATGTTTCATAAAAGTAAGTGATTTACCCTCACTACAGAATGCAATATTGTTCATATCTAATTCAGTTTCTGATTCAGATTTTTCATTTTCAACAGCATAATATAATGATCTAATACCAATAGGATCTCTTGCGGCATACAATTTTTTCAAATTAGCATCATATAGAACAAATGCAAAAACACCATCTAATGATTTTAAAGTGTATTCCATACCATATTTAAGATACATATGAATAATAATTTCACAATCACTATTTGTTTGGTAATTAAAATCATTCTCTTTAATTAATTGACGATAGTTATATATTTCACCATTGCAAATTAAAGAAATATTCTTGATACACAATGGTTGATCACTCAAATGATCAAGACCATTAATAGCTAAACGATGGAAAACACAAATTAAGTTATCTGTCACATCTTTAATTGTAGTATTATCTGGACCACGGTGTTGAATAGTTTGAAAATTTTTATTTTTTTTCAAGGATTCTATAGTTTCTTTTTTTCCCGAAAAAGCAAATATTCCACACATTATTAAATAAATTTAATATCTTTAATACTTTAAGTATTAATCAATTTTTTATAAATAAATATGTATTTATACCATATCGCCGTCATTATTATTCAACATATCTTTATTACATAAAGGACATTTAGAACTTCTATCAAACCATGTTGTAATACATTCATTATGAAAGTAATGATTACAATTAAGTATTCTCAATTTATCATTATTTTCAAAATTTTCTAAACAAATACTGCATAAAGTGTCGTTGTATAGGTCAAGTTTCAAAATATTAGAAAATAGTTGTATATCACTTACATCATCGATAATAGAGATAGCAGCTCTTCTATTTTGTTGATCTAAATTTTCAGAATGTATAAAGCTGATGCGAACACAACATAATAAGCATGAGAAAAAAAAGAAAAAAAATATATAAATAACATTAGTTATATATATATATCCTGTAATATAATAAAATATTGTATTTTGTTTATTTTCTTGTATCCAATAATAAATACCATAATATGTAATAATAATCCAGATTAATCTTAACAAAGTACTTAAAATCCTGCATTTTTTCATTTGATTACTATTATTAATTTTATACATATATGTTAAAAAGGTCATTGATTCAATAAAAGTATATAAAATGGTAATGTATATAAAGTTGTTACTATAACCTTTATTATCAAAAATAATAACTACTCCGAGAACACAAATAGTAAATAAAAGATATATCGTTTTCAAGATTCTGAAAGAATTAATAATATTAGAATTTATTTCATATCTAATATTATCATCATTATTTAATAACTGTTCTCTTTCATTATTTTCATTCATTTTACTAATTATTTATAAATATTATCTATCTAAAAATATTCAATTTTTATTTACATAATTTATTTAAGAACACATTTTATAAACATTATTAATATATGCCAGTATATATGGTACAAAAATTAATACAATTATAGCAATTAACCCTGATAAAATTTTTAAGAATCCTCCCTTTATTTTACCAATATAAGTAATTAAGTAAAAGAATGCTGCAACCCCTATTGGATATATATATGTACTCCAATGTAAATATTTAGTTTTTTTAATAAATGGAACAAGTAAAGTCAATAAAAATAGTCCTAATGAAATAATAGTGCTACCAATTGCAAGTAATTTAACTACATTATTATTAATATATTCAATTATATTCCCTCCTACAAATTTAATCCCACCATTTTTTAAATGATACAATGCGACTGATCCACCTAAAAATAACAATAATGATGACAATGTACCAATAATTATCCAATTTGATAATCCATCATGACAAAACATAGTATAATAATATATAGTCATGATAACGATTACTAATGCACTATAAAACATAGAAGATATATTGTAAATATTTTGATAGAGGTTATTTTGATTATCACCTCCTTTTTGTCCTTTTTTAATTTGTATATTTGTTGATGTCTTTGTTAAATTTTTTGCTGAATTCTTTGATTTACTCATTTTTTGTTGAAAAAAATTTGTAAAACCAGTTGTATTTGTACTCATAGTATTATTATTAAGTTGTGCTTCAATATTTTGTAATGTTCCACAAGTATTTTCAGCATGAAAAGTTAAATTATTCATAATGCTATTAAAAAATACGTAGAGTAGTATTAAAAATATAGTTGAAAATCCTAATAAAAGAACTAAGTGACCTACATCGGGAAAACCTGGAACATTACCACCTTTTAATTCTGAACTAAGAAATAATAAATCATTATTTTTAATTTTATAATCATTAATTGTTTTTTTATCATTTAAAAGTTTTCCACACCATTGAAGAGATTGTTCTTTAATAGGTATATTGGTTTTTTTGTAAATTAATTCTTTAATTTTTAAAATTTTATCATCATCTGCAATATTATTTAATACAAATGTTTCATTATATATTATATTCAATTGCATATAATATATACTTACAAATTTTTTACATATACAATTTTTACATATACAATAATTAACATATACAAATCTATCAATAATTTTTTTTACATCACATTAAATAAAGCCAATATTATACAAATTATAAATACAAAAAATGATATTATACCTGCAACATTACCAGTTTTTATCATATTCGCTATCTGACTTGATCCACCAATTGAATCTAATACACCTGAAATAGCATTCATAAATCTTAAAGCAAAACAAAAACCATTTGTTGCATATTTTGCAATATAATATTTACCTGCTATTTCACCACCTCTATCCCAAAATGGCATATTTTTAACTTGACATTCATAATAATTAAACAATTTTGGTATTAAACCAATTATCACAGCATCTATCAAATCTTCTGCTTTATAACTTACAATCCAATCTCTAATAGGAGATCCTTCTTTATTAGATTTTCTTAAAATTAATCCTAATTTTTTTCGTGATTCTTCATTGTCACAACTATATAGAGTGGACATATCTGTTACCTCTTTAATACTTGTTGAAATTAATGAAACAGCTAAATGATAACCTTCTAAGAATGGTGTTCCTAAAAATGGTATAGCATAAATTCCAATAAATTTGCCAACATTTGCAAAATTATCTAATAATCCTAAAATAGGGTCAATAATAACTTTTAGTATAATATTTAATTTAGTTGCATCATCGACAATATTTAATAAAAAATTAGGTATATTAAAAATTCCATAAATAATAATAAAAAATAATGCTACCCACCATCCAATATTATTTGATTTTTTTATACCTTTACAAACATCATCAAAATATGTATACATTATAGGAAATATAACAAATGAAGTAGTTGCATAAACAAAATAATAAACAATTACAATACTAATAATAAACATAAATACAAAAACAATTGTTTTATATATTTCACTTCCACCTATATTAAATAGATTGCCAATTTTTAATAATGACCAATTAAGTGCATAAGCGTAAGCATGTGCTATTACAGGAATTAAACCTGATGCAAGTATTAATAAATATAGTCCAAATACACAAATATAAAGTAACCACATTAATACAGTTAAAGTATCAAAACTTTTACCACCTTTTATATTATAGTTTAATGTTAAATGATCATAATTATTTATATTATATTCAATTAAAGAAATATTATTATTTAATAATTTGTTATTATAGTATAATAATTGATTATCTATATCAATTTTAGTTTTATTTTTTATCATATTTTTTAAATTATATATAGATTCATACTCGTTAATTTTAAAATTTAAATCATTATTAATAAATATATTAATCATCTCTATATTAATATATTATTATTTTTTTTATAAATTGTTTATTCAATCATAGAACTTATTAAACTTTTTGTATATATTTGATAAATTTTTTAAGTAATATATATATATATATATGGTAAAACCAAAACTTGTAGATAATAATTTTTATCATAAAATAAAAAGAAAATTTATAAAAAATAATAATAATATATTATCATATAGATTTAATTTAGTAATAATAATATTTATATTATTAAGTTTATTATTTATTTATTGGATATATTTAGAAAAAAAAAATAAAAAAAATTAATATAAAATTTTTTTTGTATTAATATAGTATAAATGAAAACACTCAGAGAATTACTTTTTGGAGATGAAGTACGTAAATCTAAATCACCAAGAAAAACAAAGGTTGCTAAGAAATCTAAATCTAAATCACCAAGAAAGACAAAGGTTGCTAAGAAATCTAAATCACCAAGAAAGACAAAGGTTGTAAAGAAATCTAAATCTAAATCACCAGCAAAAAAAGTTGTTAAACGTAAATCACCAGCAAAAAAGGTTGT